TGCACTAGGAGTCTTAATAGATATATTCTTTTTATCTATCTTGCCTAGCTTACCTGTAATAAATCTAGCTGTTCCACTAGCCATTCTTAAAGCAAGCTTACTCTTAGATGGATTGGGGTCATAGATGTATTCATCTACAACTATCTTAGAGTGTTCGGTTAATTTAATAACAGAATCATCTAAGAACTGTATAGCCATACGACCATTGCCAGTTCGCACATCATCATTACTAAGTATGCCTAAGGAGAGTTCAGCTAAAAGCTTATCTCCATTTGTACTGCGTAGTACTTCTCCATTGCCACGCAGTTCAGATATAGCGCCTATATCTGCGTATAAAGAACTAGATAATAACCCTATTAGCAACCAGTAGTGCATTGGTCAATATTAATAACACCGCTTGTAGAAGCAGCGACTATATTAATTGTGTCCGTTACACCTGATGCGCTTGTAGTTTGGTCAATGTCTATGTTGTTACTATCACCAGTTATGCTAGCCGTTATTGATTTATCATCAGTTCCAATCTGAGTTACATCAATGTCATTTGAGTTCCCATCAATAGTCCAGTTATTAACTGCACCTATAACTTCACTTCTGATATTCAAATCATTAGTGTTACCAGTTATAACGGCATCAAAGTTTCCGCCTGTAGCAGCACTTGTACTACCTTGCAACCAAGTCAATACGTTAGTATTACCTGTAGCACTATAGTCAAAGTCAGAAGAAGTTACTGCTCCTGAACCACCGGCTGTAATTGTACTCGTATTAGAATCACCTATCTGATACATGGTCCAACTAGAACTTGCAGCTTGAGCAATAGCATTAGCTAAAGTATTAGTATTACCTTGTTGTTTTATATCAGCAGTAATAGATGCACCCGCAAAGGTAGACCTTGTACTTGAAGTACCAACTTTGTTAGTGTTACCAATTTGATCTATGGTTAAATTAAAAGCACCACCACCCGACTGTGTTAAGTAGATGTCATTATCGCCCGCATATGTAAATGACATAAAGCAGATTAATAATAACTTTAATAGATTTTTCATTTTTCCTCCTCGCTCAATAGCGAATAATCAAAATCCCATAATTGTTTTTCTAAGCCATCTATTACTAAAGCATATACTGCGGTCTCAATCGCTGATCTGATAGCATATCCTGTTGCTTCTGTATCTGTATAACCTGTCTCTATCTCTACTAATTCAGTTCCTTCTTCAATAAACCTAAAGACATCCCGACTTACGCCAGCACTTAGTATTGTCTTGCTTACAATAACATTCAACATAACCTCACCTGTTTGAACTAATACAGCCCTAACAGATACTGTTACATCATCCTTTCGATATTGGTTAGTGTTACCAATACCCAAATATCTAGCACCATTTCCACCAGTCTTAATATCAGACTCATAAGAAATGATACCGCCTTCCAAGATTATACCCGCATATAGGATAGGTTTCAGTTTATTAGCACCTTTTCCATCGTAAGTATCTCTTGTACTTTTAATTAATTGACGTTCTTTAGTTAAGTTATTGAGTCCAATTCGCTCCACTACAACGAACCATTCTCCATTACCCGCATTTCTAAGCGCATCAATTAAATAGTTACCCGCTCCTTGTGTCACAGCAGTTGAGAACAAAGCCATCTTATCTGATGGTTTTCTCTGTCCTGTTAAATCATCAAAATTATAGACCGCTATTACAGCTTTCTGATTTGGTTTAGGTAAGTCTAATAATTTTTGTAAAGTTGTTCTTTCTACCCTAGCTTCCTCAGGGCAAATTAATAGATCAATGCAACCGCTATGTCCTACAGGTGCAAAGCTTGCACACCCTGTAATCATAAAACAGATTACTATATACCACAGTCTGCCGTACATACTCCAAAGACTCCTATAGGTATAACTATTTCTGTTATAGTTCCATCCTCTGATATCACAGTTAACGTAATGTATTCGCCATCATTAGAAAATGATATTGTATTACCCTCTAATTCTATTGTTCCACCAGTACCACCATCCTCTGAAAACAACATGTCTGATATATCTCTACTAAGATTACTAAAGATACGACTCTGTAAGTTGTTTAAGAATTTATTAAGTGTGCTGTTCTCTATCTCCCTCTCTATTTCTTCCAACTCCGATTGGATTTTTTCAGCGAGTTCATCTCTACGTTTGGTTTCTTGTTCATCAATAGTTAAGTAATGAGCAGATGCACCTACACCATTGAAGCTAGGGTTTTTAAACTCATGCACTATAGGCGAACCCTCAACATTATTAGTAAAGAAAGCTATGCCTAACATAACAACCAAAGCAATAGACATTGCTGATGCAAACAATATATCGTCAGGTCTTTGTTCTTTTTTCTTTTTCATCTTGCTCCTTTAATTCTAAAACTGTATTAACTTTCTGCTGTAGTCTTATCATATCTTGATCTAACAATCTAAGCTGGTCTGTTAATCTAATAATAGTAGTTTTCATTTCAGCTACGGCTGGATCAATCTTGTTAGTAATAGTCTGCCAAACAAAATAAACAAAATATCCTAATCCTACCACCATAACCACAGGAAAACCAAAGTCTGCTATCAGTTGTGCTATATCCATTAGTCCCTTCTAGCATCTATACTGCCATCCTCTACAAAATTCTCTGCCCTTGCTATACGTTCTAAGTCTGGCGGAAGATGCAATGCACTAGATACGCTTGTATCTATACGTATGATGTCGTTATTCATGGTTGATGCTCTTGTTATAAGCATCTTAGATATACCTTCTATGGTTTTTATTTCATCAACTAACCCATCCATTAGTTGTTTCATAACTAAGAATATAAAGAAAGCCATTATCAATCCGCTTGCTATAGGCAACCCTACTTCTGCAATTAGATCGAAAGCTTCCATTATGCTAAGACTCTGTCTCTAAGCCTTGTTGCTCTGTCTCCTACTTGAGTTGCCCATTTACTATCCATCATTTCAACAGCAGCCTTTTCATAATCGCCTGACTCTAATGCACCAAGGAAATTTTTAAAGCCACTTAGTCTAGGCATACCTAAGTTAAAACTCATGTTGGCTAACACACGCATCTTATTATCATCTAAGTCTTTCCACCAAGGCATGTTTCTATCTAACTCACGACACACTATATCTATGTCATTGTTTAAACATTCTAATATTCTTTCTTCTGACACAGGAGTTCCAAGTGGTTTACCAAACTCTGGGTCTTTATCTAATATCAAATGCCCTACACCTAGAGTAGCGAAACCTAAATGATCTTCGTATATTTCATACTTATATCCTTCATCAAGGATTAATTCTTTTACTAATTTATCTCTATCCATCTTGGAATTTACTCTCCCTTTCTAATATATGTCTTGGTATTGCTGTATCTATTTTATATTGTTGTAATAAGTCTACCTTTTCTTTAATCATTTGCATGTATCTTGCTCTTAACCTTTCTTTCTTTTTCTCAGAATAAGATTTATTAGCCATTGCATACTTAAATCTCTGTTGTATATCTAATATATCTTGTCTCATGTTCTTTATATTTCTTATTCTAGTTTCTTTAACATCTAAACCATATATGTTTACACCAAGAAATCTCATTAATGCTTGAGGTACTGTATCTGCTGGTGCGCCTGTAGGTCTAGGTATATCTTGCAATGCTTTTGTTGTTTTACTTATAGCGCCATTCGGTGTTAACCATGACGGCATACCTAAACTATACATATACCAAAGCATGTTTTGTATTCTATCTTCAACTGGATCACGTTCATCCCATATAGTTCTTTGTGTAAACGGGTCTTTGTTTGTTTTTATTGCTAAGAATATATCAGCAAATGGACCTGAAAATAATCCTGTTGTTCTTTGTGCTTCAAAGAAATCACCATCTCCAACATTTTTAATTAAGTCTGTATACATAGTCCAAGGAAAGAAATATCCTATATCTAAGAACTGGTATCTCCCATCGCTATCTTTCCAAGGCAATACATACACACCTGTTCTCTTTTCTAACCAAGGCTCTAAACCTTTTTGTAGCTTTTCTTCTTCATCATCTTCAAATCCAAAAGCATATGCAGATAGTGCAGTTAATCCAGCAGATAATGCTACGTATGGTGCGAATCTCATAGGATGTTTGATAGCGGTTTCTATTAAAGCGGGTAAGGCTTTGTAATAGAAGGTAAAGAATGGCATACCTATTGGTGCTTTTCTGAATTGTCTACCAGCTTCAGGCACATCTGAATAATCAAATAAAGATTTCTGTGCCAGCATAAATGCATCTATATCCGACATGCCTTGTCTTTCCATGGCATCTATTATGATGGCAGTTTTACCTACTGACTCTGTAAATTGATATATATCCCCAGCCTTTTTAAATATTTTATTAATTAATATTTTGGGCATAGCAAAGAAACGAGTAACATCACCTAATGCGTGTTGTTCTTGAAGTAAATCAATCCATTCTTCACTAACTCTAAACATTTCTTGCTCACTAAAACCTGTTGATTTAATTCCAAAATCTTCTGCTATCTTCCAATACTTACCATTGCTTTGTATTTGCTTTATAGCTTGATGCATACGTGGCAACACCATATGTATAGGTATACCACCAACAAGATTCATAAGTATCATGTTAGAACCAACGTTACGTACTACAGTTGGCGGGTTCAGCGGTACTTTTAAAAGCTTCCATATGCTAGTACCTTTTTGCATAGTAGCTATTGCTCTGTTCCATGCATTATCTGTATTACCTAAAGTAAAAGTTCCTACTACGTCATCATATATTTCTTTTCTTACAGCAACTCCTTTAAGCATTCCATATTTTTTTGTTTTAGGTAGCCTTCTAAACCTATCATCAGTAGGATTATCTTCTCCATATCCAA